TAGTTACCCTTGCTATGACGTGCCAATCTTTACTGTGTTTACTAACGGGCTTTGGTAACTGCCAGAACCCTAGATCTCTTTGAGGTATTATTCGTTTGAACCTTCTTTTGGTGGCAGATAGAAGATACCTCCACCGCCAGATGTTACGTCTACTTTGTCTACCTTACCAAGTCCGGCACGATCAAGCAAGTCCTTTGCTGCTACCATCTTCTCTTTGATGCCTAGTTCAGTAGGATCATATAAAGCGCCAACCATAGCCATAGCAGCCTTGGGCGCAGTACGAGCAAAGTAAGTACGTGTCTTCTCGCCAATTTCATCTTTCAACGAGTCCACAATAGCTGCTGTGCTGGAAGCAGGGGCGTAGCCTGCAAGCTTCTTAGCTGCAACTACATCTCCGCCAGCCTCATCAAAGAGTACCTCTAAGAAGCGCTGTTGCTGTTCTGTTAATGCTCGTGCCATTAGTACTTCCTTATAGTGGATTATCGGCTAGTTCATCATACGCTTTCCAGATATCGTCTATCTCTGTGTTAAGCGTCTTGAGTGTGTCACCTAGTCCGTCTGTAATAGTTGTAGCCTTATCCACTTGGCTACGAAGGTCTAGTAACAGCTTCTGCTGCTCTAGGATCTGTGTCATGTTTGTGCTTAGCTGTGCAAGCTTAGTGTTTAAACCTCGCACATCGTTATCCTGAATGGCCTGCTCTAGCGTTTGGATACGAGAAGTAAGCTTGGCAGCTTTAGCGTCAAAGGATGCAGACTTATCTACGACCTCTGCAATACCAGCCTCAACACCGTAGAAGCGCTGCAGTGTATCGTAAGACCACCACACACCACCTGCAACGGAAGAAAGAACTGGAAGTGCTACTGCAACCATCCAGCCCTTAATGTTGTAACCACCTACGCTAAACTCAAAGTCCATCATTGTGTTGGCATTGCCCCATACTCATTAATGTATTCACCTGCAGCGTACACGTCAGAAGCGCTCTTCATCTCTGATGTTAGGTATCCCTGCCAGCCTGTACCAAATCCAGCGTCTGCCCAAGTAATTACAAACTCATCAACAGACTGAGTATATGTAATCGCTGTGTAGCTACCTACTACAAAGTTATTCTGTACTGCATAGCTGTCTATGCTTGCTGTTAGTTCATCGTTATTAGCAGCAGCCATGTAAGCACCTGCCTGTTGAGCATAACCCTCTACAGCAGCTACAGCATCATTGTACTGATCTACTTCTACGGCGTCAATAGAATACTCATCTGTAGCAACCATATCCTGCAGAGCAACTTGCTCAGGCTTAGTATCTGCTTCACTGGCTACAGATGCAACCTCTACTGCAGTCATGATAACAGAAGTAGCAGCAGTGAGGTTATCAACTGCTGTGTTCAAGCTATTCATGTTAGCTGCGTGTTCCTGCATAAACAACTGCTCTGCTGTAGTAGCAACAGCGTAGTCATGCTGAAGTACAAGATCTTTAGCTTGCAAGTAGTTCTGCAACTCATCAGAAGAAATTAAGCCATCCTTCATAGCATCGTCTGTTACAACACCACCGATAGCTGCATAACCTACAGCACCAACTGTACGAACACTACTGTCTTTGATACGTGTCTGAATGTCTCCAATACTAGCGATCAGATAGTCAATCTTTTCCTGACCAGTCATTGTATTAGGGTCTACGTTAGCGCTTGCTACTCCTGAAACGCTCACTAATGCTGAGCTTAGGAGCATTGTCTTCAATAACTGCTTCATCTGTGTCTTCCTCTCCTACCCTTAAGAGGGTGTCCCAAAACTCTGTGTCAAGTTCATACCCAACTATATAGAGCGCTGGGCTGTCTCTGTACTTGTTTATCGCTGCTCTCCCCATGAGCAGCTTTCCCGTCTTGCTGTCGTTGATAGGGCATGGTGTATTAGCTAACATCATACTCCTGAATACGACAGGATCTTGGCAAAGTACAGATATAGCTGATACCTGTAATCCTAAGCCACCTACTTGCTGTGGTGCGCCTAAGAGCCTAGCATTCTTGCGTCTGTTGCAAGAGTCGTCCTGCACAGCCTCACCAGTACTGAAACCAAACACCGTAACCTGTAAGCCTGTACTACGTGGCATTAAGCAACTGTCGTTACCACCAGCACCCATAACTGTAGGAGCTATTGCACTCATGACAGGAGCAGCACTCCCAGCACCAGTAGCGTTGTAGTTGTTAGTTACTGACTCTTCAGAGTTGTTACTGTCTACAGTACTGTGCTCGTTACTTGTAGAGAAGTCACCCGTAACATTACCAGCCTGCGCAGTCATCCCCAATAACATCACGGAGATCAGGGTCACTGCACATAAGCTGTAGAGCGGCATCTTTCTGACCGATATATGTAAGAGTTTGTGCATCTAAGTTCCGTTGGCATTTGCTATCATTAGCAGGGCAAGAGGAAGGCAAGACCACATTTGAATTACTACATGCTGTAGTTATACTCATACAAATCAGAAATGCAAGACTATTTGAACGATTTAGCCACGACATTGCGGATCTCACCACGTGCGATACCGATGTCATGAAGCTCTTTGTCTGACATGTTAGTGAGAATCCAGTAGTCTGCACGAGCTTGTTGTGCCTTTTGTAAGCTTGCCAAGAAGTCTGTGAATGTTTTGATGATAAGTGCGAACATTGTTGTGTTTCCTATGTTAAGCCTAGCTTCATTGCTAGGGACGTACATAGTTATACACAGATGTCAGACAGTTACCTCTACTAAGTTTGCATACCCGTTATTCGCTACACGCCTGAGAAGGTCTCTGTAACAGTTAGGATAGTGTCTACGTGCCCTGCTGTTGCAGGTGTTACTTGTATCTTATCGCCAGCAGCGAGAACAATCTCAATGTCTGAGAAGGTTACATACTCACCAGCACCTAAGTTCTTACCTGTAAGGAAGTGCGAGGTGTACGTATCTGCTGCAACATACCACTCAATCTCAATGCTAACATTACCCGTAGTATTGATAACATGCAGATAGCTAAGCTCAGCTGTACAGTTAGGAGGACACGTATATACATCCTCTGTAGTAGTACCTGAGTTATGCCCATAGACAGAACGCCTACGAGCAGGTCTACCCTGGTGATTGAGCGTAACAGCCATTACTCGTCAACCCACGCTTCATTCTCTGGTGTGTTAGGGTCATCCTTAACGTAATGACCTTTAGCTGTACGAGCACGTTTCTTACCGGGGGGAGTTGTAGCTTTCTTGGGCTTCTTAGGCTTAGTAGCTGCAATGTCGGCTTCTGCACAGATGTAGTTGATGTTCTCATCTTTACTCTGCACGTTACCATAGTTATCTTCACCAGCAGACTGATTACCTGCAGAGTCCCACACGTAGCCGTGCTCATCTACACGGTAGCCCTTAGCTTCTAGGGCATCTTTGTATTTATGATAATACTTCATGACTTGTTACTCTTCATTGGACGCTCTGCAGGGTTAGATGCACCACAGTAGCCACCCTTGTTGAAACCCTGTTTATTACCTTTTTTATATTGGTTTTTTACTTGGTCAATTCCCGCCTCATTATTTGCAGCCTTTACCATTGCCAGGACTTTACTTTTAGATGCCTTATACTTTTTATTAAACTCTTTATCTGAAAGCTTGTTTTTATCCCTCATTATAGAAATAATGTCAATATCTGCACCCATATCCCCTATAGACTTTGGGCCAGGTTTTTTTCTTGTATACTGCTTAGCACCAGATGCCATGCTCTTTAGATTAGCCATTATTTCTTACCTTCTTTGATTGGACGTTCTGCAGCGTTAGATGCACCACAAGCTAAACCACCGTGTTTGTAACCCATCCGCTTAGCTACTTCTGGTGCTGCCTTCTTTAAGGCTTTCATACCTTTGTTCATACCTTCATGATAACCTGTTCCACCACAGTGAGAACAACCTTTACCCTTACACTTAGGACACATCTTCTTCATGTTCGTTTCTTCCCAGATGCTGTTGTAGACCACTTAACTTTCTTTGGTCCTGTCTTCTTTGCTGCTTCTTTTTTACTTATCTTACTTGCTACTGCTTTGGGTCTACAAGCAGGATAGGCTCTCTTAGATTTAGTAGCAGACTTACGACCACAGGGCTTACCTGTCTTAACATCTGTCCACTCTTCTCCAAACCACTTACCTAAGCCGCCAGCCTTACTTTTTGACTTTGTTGGCTTTCGTGCCACTGTAATTACCTCCACGTGCTTTGTATGTCTTAGTGAGCCAAGCAGAGCCATAAGCGCTGGGCCATACGTCAAACTTCTTCTTAGCTTCTGCCTTTACTTTAGCATACAGCTTCTTGTTTGTAGGGGTAGGAGACTTAGCCATTACCACTTCACCTTGTCTGCCCAGTAAGCGGCACTTGTCTTACCCTTCTTGATATTCTTAGCGTGTCGAGCCTTGAAGCTTGCACGTTTCTTCTTCATGCGATCAGATTCACCCGCTTTAGGCTTGCCTGCTGTGGATGCTCCCTGTTCACCAAAGCGGATGAGCTTAATGGTGTCACCTTCCTTGGCAAGTACTGCGTGGGATTTAGTTGGATGCTTGGGTGTACGCTTGGGTTTGTTGTAACCTGCAAAGTTTTCACCTCTATAGTCAATCGGCATACGGTCTCTTCCTATCAGGGTCTAATACATCATTACGAGATAACATGCCTTCTAAGTACATAGCTCTCTCTATATGGTCTAAAGAGTACCGCACACCAGTGTCAGCCTCTATAGCAGCACGAACATAGAACACATCACTACGAGGGATATGAATACGACTCATTCTACTTGGGTTATTATCTACTAATGCAGAGTAAAACTCTTCAAGTATGTTATCTGATGCGTATAGTTGTATGCGTTTACTAGCCATTGTCAATACTTTTCTTGGTAAAGAAGTGGTACGTGTCGCAAACTACGTGTGAGGAGAGAGGAGACATGAGGAGAGTGTACACATACTGTTTGTGACACGTACCATAGTAGTAACACTTATGTTTATACAAGTTTATGTGTGTTACTTGTAATTAGTGTACACATATAAAGAGAGTATGTCAACACTATAGTTAAACTATATAGTTAAACTCTTCCTATGTCCACTATCATATTTGTAACACTCTCTTATATAGTTAAACTATTTATTATTTATTACTTGATTAATGTATAAACATATAAAGTTTAACTTTGTGTGCTCCTGCTCCGCAGTTATACCCATGGAAACAGCCCTGTCAATCCATAAAATGCAGTGAATATCAATAATGTTACGTATTATTACACTTTGTAACACTTCGTGATAATAATAACACACAAATGTGTACCTATCTGTGTACATCCAGGGCGTAAAGGCCGTTTCAAATTTCACTTCTGTGTGCTTGTACATATACATGTAACGCCATACCCCCCAGTGGCCCTCGCCCACCCCTCGTTTTGCCTTGTGTGTTGCGTTTTGCGGGTGCCTTTCCTTGCAATGCTCTGATTTTGTTACACTCTTTAACTGTTACCTTGTCAGATTATGCGTGAAAAGGGGTGTATTTTGGGGCATTTCAGAGTTTGTGATCACAAAACACAAAGGGATGCATAAAACCATACCACCACCCCTATTTTGTGATCACAAATATGCCACCCCCTAAACGCTGTGCCGATTGCGTTAGGTAATAGATTCGCGCGTGTAGTATTACATACGCGAGGCAGTAATTAGTTTATCAAGTAAGATCAACACCTTAGATAAACTCTGCCTAAGTCCAAATGAAATGTTACAGTTTAAAACCAAACAAAACAAAGAGTTAGCTTTATTTCGTGAACACATAAAGTTTTTCTTGAGTATTTGAAAACCCATTGCTAGGTTGAATACATCGAAAGCGACAAGGCGAAACGCACAAGGTTAAGACCTAGCACAAGCCAGCGTCCTAGGCGGTCAAGCCGGATAGAAGACCCGCATAGAATACACAGACCGAATAAAAGTAAGACCGAAAATAAAACTTGACTAACAAAACAGAATCTGCCCACGATAGGGCAACAACAGAATAAACGCTATTTGACATATCTCGCAAGAGACCGCCCACGTTTTACGCCATGATGCGAGGGTCTATACTACGGCAAAACATGGCCCACACTGTGACGGGTGTGGCACCGATAGGCGGCGCTTGATGTATATATGCGATAATTGCATCCAGCGTCCATGGCTGAAGGGGTGGCGTGTGGCAAATGCAAAGCACGATTTATAAGATATAGCTAGGATAGGCGCGTCCAGGATTGTGCCTATCTTATGGTGTATCTTCACCAATCTATGACCGACCAAACCTAACCAATAGACATATGATAGGAAAGACCATGTATAAAATTGAAAAGAACGTACCGCTTCACAACTCACCACGCAACGGCCACGCATTCTATAAATACCCTTTCTTCGATATGAAAGTGAACGATAGTTTTGCTGTGCCTGTAGATCCGACCACCACGTTGAATTATATCCGTGTGGCCAATCGTGTGGCGATTGCTATCCGTACCCAATACGAGCGATCCAATAACAATGGCATGAAATTCTGCTACCGCACAGATAAAGTGAACCGCGTTATCCGTGTCTGGCGCACAGCATAAAAACTTTCTTGACAGGTAGGCGCTGCGGTGCCTACTCTCTGGATAGTTCACCACAGAAGGATTGACCAATGACCCAATATGTTCGCAACATTCTAAAACTATACCGCCAAGCGTCAAATGATGACACAATCAATGGTGTGGAGTGGTACGCTCGTGCTGAACGTGTGGCGGTACAAATAGCTGACACTCACAAGTTACCCATAAACACTGTGATCGGTGTCATGGCCGCGCTATCGCCTAACAATAGGTGGGAACGTAACTGTAAAGACACTGACACCATGTGCGCTGCATGGCAGAGTGGTGACAGTTTGGATGACTTTAAGGTGTCATGCTATAACACGATGAAACAGCGCGCCTGGTCTATATTACAGGATGACTTGATTGATGATGATGACATTCTGACACG